CAGGAGAGCTAGCCTCTACTTGAATGCCGCTAATCCAGAACGTTGCTGCTTGTACTGATGAGGTTGTTACAGTAAGATAAAGCTTCTGACCGGGAGAGCAAGAGATGTTGTTAATAACAACTCTCTGCCAGGAGTTATTAACCAGGGTGACAGGCGTGCTACCTTGAACTACCGCACCGGGATTTGTAACAGCAGTGACCTGTACACTACCGGCACCCTGAATGTACAAGCTAACGCTTGACACAGAGTTAGTAGGTATCACACCACCAGCAGTGATAACACCTTCACCAGCATGGGAACCAGGAGTTGTAACTCTCAGCGATTGTGCAGCACCAAATAGTTTCTTGGAAGTATCAAGAACCAGAACACCATTAAGTATGCTTGAGTAACCCTGAAGCCCAAGCTGGAAAGACGGGTTAGGGCAATAGTTAGTTGTGTAATTGCTCATGTATTCTCAACGATCATGCCGTGGTAGGTTGCTGTCTGGTTAAAGGAACTTGTAGTGGATAGAACTGAGACACCATTCTTGAGTACCACAATGGAGGTTCCATTAAGCTGAATAACCATTCTATCTCCTGCTGCGAAAGCGGATGAGAAGGTTCCGAGAGTTGTCCATACGCCACCATTATTTGTCCTTAGTGTTGTCCAGTCTGCCCTGATGTAGTGAGTATCATTCATCCAGCGGCAGATAATTCCCTGTGATTGTCCTGCTTGTGGTCCTGTTACAAACGTAACGCCAACTTGTGTGTTAGCTGTTGAGTTTATAAGAGCATAAGTTCTCTGGCCTAGAGTCTGAGGATAAACGCTTCCATTATTGACTGGGGAAATCTGGAATGTGCCTGCCTGCTGTGACCAAGTGTAGGTTCCGTCATCTGTTGTACGACCAGAGATAGTACCGTTAACGTTCGTAGTAAAGGAATCAAATGCCAGGTTTGCGGGAGCAGCTACGACACCAGGAGTAGCTGTCCTGGCGAAAATCCTGGTGATGAAGTTACCTTGTGAGTCATACCATTCAACGAAAGGTGTAACACCTATGGCTGTTGAACCTGTGCAGTACGCACTGATGCAAATTCTGTATCTTGGATCGAAGCTTAATGGTGCCCAGTCGGTTGTTGCTACACCTATTGTAGAGTAAGGCGGTATCTCATTCAGTGATTGTCTCAGAGCTATGAACGGCTGATTGTTGTACGTAACTATCTGGTTTGTGTCAACCCATGAAGCTGATGTCCACTGCTGATACGGTGATGAGTAAGGTACAGGAATACCATCTCCAACTACCTGATCTTTATTCGGAGCGAAAGTTGTTGTGGTTGTCAGCAAGTCAGCAGTTGTTCTGGCGATTGATCTTAGCCACACATTCTGCGCTGATCCGTTGTTAATAGCCTGCAAGCTGTTGTAGTTAAACATCGAACCAGAGGTAGGATTGGCTACTCCGATAGTCTCATAGATAGAGTTGGCCGCAGCAGCGCCATTAGTAGCAGATGGATACAAGACATCCCAGGTATTAGGATTTCCAGTCAGGGGATTAAGAAGGACTGTGTTGTCATTGACACCTAGAACCGCTTGCCACCAAGTATTGCTACCAGATGTACCAGTAGGGGCGTTACCAATATTTCCTGAAGCCTGAATGCACTTGTACCAGTAGTTGCCATACATAACACGTTCGTTGAGAGCGTAGTTAATGTAGGCTGACCAGACAGGATAAACAGGGTCGATGAATGCTGACTGATCGTTATTTAGCATGAAGTTAGCTGCTATCTGAAGATCAATATTCCATCCTGTCAGAGCGGAAACTTCTGTCTGTATTCCGTCGTGCGTACCTCTGTACTGGTTGACTGTAGCGTTGTACTGAATGGCCTTACGCAAGGTGTACGGGTGTATATCAGGATTGATATTCAATCCCATCTGCTGACCGAGATTGTAAAGCTGACTCTGAGGAATTTTCCAGGGATCGTTGACATCAAGATAGGTGTTGTACTGTGTCTTGATAAGGTCCATTCCCCAGCCGAATACCTGCATGAACTGACTCAGCGCCGTGTTGGTCACATTGTTCTGAGTTAGAACGTCACCCGAACCTGTAGTGCTGATGTAATACTCAGGGATCAGGTCGTACATAGTCTGGTAGGAATCGAAGTTCTTAATCGCCAGGCAAGCTGTCCATCCTGATCTAACCCATGTGTATGTTGACAGGTTGGTAGCAACATATATGGCGTAGTAATAATACGTACCAGGAACTACTGATGCGTCTTTGTACTGAGAGCCGGGGTAGCTCAGAGAATCAATAAGAATTTCGCCGTCGTCTTGGTCAACAGGATAACCGTAGAGATTACGAACTAACCTATAGGCTTGAATCGTACCCACAGGTTGTGTCCATGACAGAGAGATTGTGCTGTAGTCAGTTGCTATAGCAGCAAAAGGATCAACTCTGTACGCAGGAGGAAAGTCGTAACCGTATACGTCTGTGCCGTACTTGGTAATTCCGTAAACAGCCATTGTTATCCTGAAGTAAAGGTTCCGCTTACTTTGCGGAGCATACTAGCTTTCATTGTAAGATTAGTAACCACATGAGCGGCATTAGAAGTACCGTTCTCGGACAGGCCGCTGAATCTGTCACCAGCATGTGCTAGTCCTTGCCACGTAATAGCGGTAGAAATAGACCTAGCCCCAAACTGCTGCCATCTGCCGGGAAGTCCAGCAGTTGTGTTGTTGCCGGGGAATTCCCAGTTGATAAGATCATCAGCGATGATGTTACTTGTTCCGTTTAGGCATAGACTGAAGTGGCTGTAACCGTCTTCCCAGCCAGACCATGTTTGGGTAGCTGTGATTAGCCACCATCCATTAGCCGGGATAGTTATGTCAACGCCGTTAAACATATTGAATGGGTCGTAGCTCAGGTTGTACGTGTTAAGCTGACCAACTGTGTTATTAGGCAGAGTAATCTTTGGATTAGTCAAAGAGCACACAATCATCTGACTGTTGTTCATCGCGTCAGTGATACGAGAACTAACTGTGGCATAAGTAATCGCGTTACCGTAAGGAGGATGAGGCTCAATTTCTGGTGTTGTTCCTAGCGTTCCCTCAATCGAGATAATCTCAGAGGCTAGGGAGTTAGAGTCATTAGCAAAGTCTATGCTAACCTGATCTACTCTGTCCGTCCAGGTAAAAATACCATTAGGATAAATTGACTGAACTGCTGTCATTATAGGATACCTCCCGAAGCGGTAATATACATTGTACCAGCCACCGGGATTTCGGACTGGCGGAACTGAATAGGATTAGTGTTAGTCTGTGTAATATCTTCTCTGGTCATAACATTAACTACAGCATAAGCAACACCAGGCACACTCATAATTGTACTGTACACAGACGACACCTGAAGAAGCTGGCCGAACTGAGAGTTTGGCGGTGACAGTAGAGACTGCAAGGCTGTCGTTACGTTGGCTACGACTACACCCTGGTTGTAGTTTGTCATAACCTGTAGCTGTACGTGATTTCCAGAGGAACCAATGTCTACTGGTATAAGTGCTGGTGTTCCGATAGTCACTGTTGTACCAGCCAGAGTCCTGTTGTTTGCAAAATAGGATAGTATATTATTCTGCAATCCAGAGCTAGCAGCTTGGTAGTTAGGACCAAGGACATACAGAGTAACGCTAGTAGCGTGATTAGCTATAGCATTAGCTACTAGAACACCGGGAACTTGCAGGGACAAGTTAGCGTAGTCTGCCAGGGAAACCGCTCTTTGCTGAGTTGTGTAAGCTAGTGGTGCGTTAGCCCTGATCTGGTCGTTAGTCTCAGGATCAGAACCACCTGTCATAGCTGATGACTGATAGAGAGAGCTTCCTGCTGACTGGAATGGCACTACTATTCCGGCAATAGGATTAACAATAGCACCAACTAGACCCGCTCCCTGATTTCCCAGGGAACCCACACCTACTGTGTACGTAGCTGTGATAGTTAGTCCGATACCAGGGATGGCACCATTAATATTGTCGCCGAATTGCACGCTAGTAATGTTGTTCTGGTCAACGGATACTGAGAACACCTGTGCGTCAGCATCAGAGTCTACTAGGAACGTTACCTGATTCCATTTAATAGGGCTTTGAGCGCTTGATACATATACAGTAACAGTACCATCTTCGACACCAGCTTGCGGGATTTCGAATTCCTGGCCTGCTGTTCCATCTGACACTCCCAAAATTACTGAAGTATAAGTTAGTCCCTGTGAAAGATTGGCTGAAGCGGTGCTATTAGCTGGCACAGTTACGTTAGATGTTATCTGATAGATGATAGGAGCATCAGCAGCAGTAAGGAAGCTAGTAGCTATCTGAGTGCCAGCGGGTACTGTGATTGGATTAGCTGTTGTATTCTGAAGAGTAACCGTACCTGTAGCTGGTGAACCGTTTGTAGGCACGTATCCTAGAAGCTGAGCGATATTCAGAATGCTGAGTCTCTGAGTAGCTGTTGGTAGATACGCTTCCTGAGTTAGCCTGTCACCGTAGAAGGATAGAATGTCTCCCATGTAGGCGAATAGCTCAACTAGCATCACGCCGAAATCGCCCTCTGAAGATGTGTCCCACTCGGGCATGATCACAGCGGCATAATTCAGCATTGATGTAACGAATGCCTGCCAGTCTTTAGATGTGTAGTCTACAGCCGTAGGAGCTTGAAGGGCTGAGTAAGTTGGAGTTGTCATTAGTTATTTACCACTGTTCCTCCTACAAGGACTGTTGCTGTCAGTGTAGGATTAAATGCTGGGTCGTTAGAGGTTGTGAATTCCACAGTCACGTCATCAATACCTGTTGATACATCGTTGGTTACCGGTTTTACTGACAGAAGATTGATGGACGGTTCCCATCTCTGGAAAGCCTCTAGCCCCAGGATTCGTAGAGATAAGCGCTCGTACTCTTTGCAGAGCTATCTGATTAGGGTCTGTCACTGTAGCTACAGTACCCTGTGTTGTTAGCGCGAAAGGAATCGCAAAGTTAGTTGCCATTTTATCCTGGTTCCACTAGTAGCCAAGCGACTGTTGATGTTTCTGTGTTAGACGTTGACGTAAAGGTAATAGATGTACCGGGTACTCTGGTTACAGAGATGAATCCCTGAGTACCACCAGGAGTCTGCACCGAGTAGAAAATCCTGGTGTTAGCTGTTACAGACGTGTTGGTTGTTGTCACAGTACCAGCTACTAAGTTGTTGTGACCCATCCTGGCATTAGTACCCTCAGCTACTCTAAGACCATTTCCTGTTGTAGCAATGTCTAGATCGGCAGAAGTAAGCTGCAAAATATTTGCGGCCTGCCTGTTCATTACAACATCAAAAGTTCCGCTTCCGGTTCCCCATGACATAGTACCGTCTGAATCTATTCGCAGACGGTTACTTGTGTCACCTGTTTGCTGTACGCCAATAGCATGTTCACCAGCATTAAGTGTCTCAACTCTCAGCGCCGAATCTGTTGGTGATGCTGTTCTGTTGATTACACGAACAATCTGCCCAAGAGAAGATGGTTGCTGGAAGATCGCCTTAGTGAATGGTGTTGCTGTTCCAGACCTAGCTACAAGCGTGCAAGGTGCAATAGCTCCGTTGTCCTGAATGTTAGCCGTAACAGGAGTAAGAAGAGAACCGCCGAGAATAAATGGGTTAGAAACACCAGATGCATACACAACATTATAGCCGTTGGACTCTAAGTAAGGTGCCAAAATCACCGTAGCGTGAGCAGAAGCACCTAGAGAAATACCAGTACCGGCAGCGTGTTCAACGTCTACTCTGTCTAGCAACGTTGTGTTGGCATTAACATAGATGCCAATTTGTGACGTGTCAGAACCAGAGGGAAGTAGCCTGCAATTCCTGATGACATTAGAGTTGGCTACGTTATCTATACGGATACACATACCGTTAGTGCCGTCACAGTTGATTCTGCAATCCTCAACAACGTTATAGTATGTAGTAGCGGCATTCATACTGATACCGATGTTAGGGTTATTAGTAGAACCGTCAATCAGCAAGCGGGAAATCTTACTGTCGTGCCAGTAGGTTGCTTCTACTGCTGTACCTGCTGATGTACCGCTAGTCTGCGTGATACGCAAGTCTTGAAGGACAACGTATCTGTTTGTTGTGTCAGCCTGACCGATGCATGGGCTAACAGACGTACCATCGAACCGTAGCTGAGTACCCCAACCATCACCAATAATGGTTGTGTTGTTGTTAGCAACGTTAAGGGAAGTTCCTATTTTGTAAGAGCCTGTCGGGATGTAGATTACTCCGCCAGTACTAATAGCATTAAGGGCCGCTTGAATTGCAGGAGCAGCGTCAGTAGCACCTGTCTTATCAGCAGAGTACGGAGCTAGAGTTACATTTATCCAGTCGGGAGTTTCCTGTACTGTCCAAGACTCGGGCATGTACACAGGCTTATGAATGGAACCGCCAATGAACATGGCAAGCACGTAGCTTCCTACAGCCGGAACTACTGCGTTAGTGTCCATGCCTACAGGTTCAGCCCATGCTGAAATAGCCATACCCATTATCTGAGGAATCTGTAGCTGTACTCTGCCCAATCCTAGAGGGTCTGTGTTGTTGTAAACAACCGCAGAGTACACACCTGACCATATTGTAGCCTTATTGATACCCACAGAGTTAAGCGTCTTGCTCATGCTTGTACTCCATCATATATAACTGTCGCTTGTGTTGCTATCCATGTTTGATTCTGCTGTAGTTTGCAGTCAATAAACTCTGGACTTAAAGATGTTACGTTCTTTAGAATAGGGGAAATTCCCGTTGTATTCTTCATTAGCTCTACTCTGCTGAAGAATCTGTCAGACTGAAAGCTTGTTGACCAGGAAGATTTAAGTACGTGTGTTACAGCACCAACAATCCAGTAGCCTTCTGTGTTAGGTGGCATCTGATTTCCGCTGAGATAGACTACCTTGCCGGGGTAGATAATAGTAGAACCATATAGCTCAGCAG